GCACCGCGGCAAATCCTGAATTTCAAGTACACGGAAATGCGTAAAGCCATGGGTGATCTGTTTCATATGCTCTATGCCAATCTGCGTAAACAATGGGGTATTCCGTTACGTCAGGTGAAGCGAAGCATTCCAGATATTACCGATGATGATTTCCTTATTCTCGATGCAGCAGACACTATAGCCGACCTTCGAGTCGGTTTTGCTTTTATTGAGAGCAAGGAAGGTGGTCAGGTCGTGGAGATTGTTAGCCGCGGCCGCTACATCATTGTTCAGGAAGAAATCCGGGACCCGGAAACGGATGAGGTGATTCAAGAATTAATCACTGAGTACCAGGATGGCCTTCGACTGGCTAAAAATATCACAGTAACCAACGCAGTGATTATGCCGCTGCGGATCTGCATTATTGATGGTGATGCTTCAATTAATACTGGCGGATTCTGGTCCAATACTTCAGTGGTTTTTCGGGTGCTGGCAGAAGACTTGCCAGAGCATGAAGGTGATGTGCCAGAACAGTTTAAAAGCCATGACATTTACTTCAAGCCGTTACTACTTGATGGTGACTCGCTCGAAATGACATTGACCCAGCATCAGAACATCGTTGATGGGGCCATGGGTGGTTTTCAATCTTACACACATTATGCAAGCCCTAAGTATCTAAAGCCTTTTACCTCACTATTAAAAAACTGGCCTGAATTCAACGAATATCGCCGGTTTTTATTTCGGCGGTCTGGGCGTTACCGTGCGTTCTGGATGCCGCTTTATGAGCAGCACCTGAATATCCTGAATGCCGGGTATATCACTGAAACGTTATATACCGATACCAAATACACTGTCGAAGCAGGGCGCAAGCACATTGCAGTTAAGCGTAGGAATGGCACCTGGTCAGCGCATGAAATTACCAGCCGCACCAATAACGCATTCACGATTTCACCAGCAATAAATGCACATCGAGATGACATTAAAACTATCTGTTATTTAGGACTTCATCGCCTGGATGCAGACCGGATCGAGTTTCAGTTTTTAGGTGCCGGTAAATCAAGAATTGTGGAGATTGATAACTAATGGCACGTTCAGAACTTTATCAATTTAAACATGGGGACAAGCAATGGTTTTTTACCAGTGCACGTAAAGCAATTATTCATAACAACATTACACATTACCCGGTGCGCGGTTTGAGCCGAGGCGATATTGAAGATGCAGATATAGACAAGTGCGAAGTCGAGCTGAACTTTCCACATCCATATCCACTATTTAATGATGCTGATGATAACTTCAGTCAGGTGTTCTTAAACAAGATTTATCTGGAATCAGTGTATTTCACGCTGATCGAGCTGGATGAAGGGGAATCACTGGTGCTGTTTAAAGGCCGTGTAACCCAGCCAAAGTTTGATGATCGTGATAATACCATGACGCTTGTATGCTCGACTGCTGAAAGCTTTATGCGTCGCAATATTCTGACCCGTAAGTATCAGCGCACCTGCCCGAACAAGATATACGACAAATACTGTGGCCTTGATTTTGATGAATGGTCATTTGATGTGACCGTAACGGCAATTAATGGTCTTGATGTCACGTATACCGTGAATCCAATACAAGTCATTGATGTGCAAGGTAATCCGGTATTTGAGCAGATTCCAGTGCTTGATGAGCACGGTCAACCTGTTCTGAATGAGCAGGGTACTCCGCCATATACAGATAGCGA